AATTTAATGTGAATTATTATTTTTTATTATTTTTTTTATATAATTCCAATAATTTATCATAATTGTGTTGCATATCATTTAAATTGTCCATCCATTCCAATTCATTTTTAGTGATACCAACTTCATTAAAAATGCCATAACCTCCCATATTTACATCTGTATTAAAATCTGCGAATGATCGATCATTATATTTAGTATCTTCAACTTCTCTTTCTTTCATCAATTGTTCCAATGATTTGTTGTAATTGGCATCTTTTTTATTGTGCCCTTTAACATAATCAACTGGTTCGATATTTTTAACATCAATTTTACTGATTTTTTTGTTTGATTTTTTATTATCCAAATTAACATTTGCATGAGTATTATCACCAATATATTCAGATTCATCATACAATGTATCATAACTATTTTTATAAGAACCGAATTGTATATCATTTGCATCTTCAAATGCATTTGGATTGCCAGAATGAGGTACTAGTTCATCATTTCTTTTATGCATAGCATCAAATACTGCATTAAATTTTGCTAAATTAAAATCGGCACCATCAAATAATTTATCATGAGACAGTTCAATTTCATCTTGTTCTCTCATAATTTCCAAATCTCTCATTCGTGTATTAAGTGTATTTTCTTCGATAGGGCCGATATCTGTTGGATTAAAATTATGTTTTCTGTTTAAATTACTGTTTTCCATTTTAAATACTTTTTTTGCATTGGCCTGTTGTTCATTATATTCTTCTTCAGTTAAATCCTGTGTTTTAAAAAAATCATCTGCTGCTTTTTTTAAAGCAGAATAGTCTGAAGTGGATTGTTTTGTTTTTTTAGTTAAGTCATCATATTCCGAGCGACTACTTGAATTCGACAATATATTAAATGCATTTGTAATCAATTCAAATAATTCTGGATCACCGCCTCTATCTGGATGATAAATTGGAACTAATTTGCGATAAGCATTTTTGATGGATTGTAATGATGCATTTTTGTCAACTCCCAAAACTTCATACAAATTAATTTCTCCTTTCATATTATTAATTAGTAAAATTAATATTTTTTTAAGTGTGTAATTATAAAAAATATTTTTTTAATTAATATATTAATGATGGATAAATATACTGCATCAATTGTACTTCATAGTTTAGGCGATACTATAGGTTTTAAAAATGGAGAATGGGAATTTAATTATTTTAAAGATGTTTATGTTGATGAAGATTCGGCATTAGAAATAGTTTATGAATTTATTTCATTGGGTGGTATAATTTCACTGGATACTCGTAATTGGTATGTGTCTGATGATACATATTATAATCATGCCATCGCAAAAGCATTGATTATATCGGATTATTCAAAACCAGATTTTTATGAATCTGTTAAAAAATGTATGGTTGAAATGACAGAAAATATGTCAATTCAATATGACAAAACAAATGTGAGTCAACAAGCAGGTATTACTACAATTGATTATGTTACAATATTTAAAAAAGATATTAATGGTAAAGATGGTCGCACAATGCCATATGATAAAATGTCAGGTGGTTCTGGTGGAGCAATGAAAGCTATACCAATTGGCATGGCATATTTTGGAGAAAAAAATAGGGATAAATTAATTGAAGTGGCTATTGAAACAGCAAGATTAACACACAATTCACCAATTGGTTACCTAGGTGCATTAGTAATTGCATTGTTTGCTGCATATATAATAGAAGAAATTAGTATTGAAAAATGGCCATTTTTAATGATGGAAATTTTAAAATCTGATAAAGTTACATCATATTTAAAAATAGAGGAAGAAAAATATGATTATAATGTATTTATGAAATTTTGGCATAAATATTTGGACATACGATTTAAAAATAATCAAATAGTTAAATCAAAAGCAAATCGAAATTTACTATATCGGACATATTTTTATACATCTAAATTGGGTCGCGATGATGATCCAGAGTTTACATCTGAAATATTTGGATCATCTGGCATATCATGTTGCATTGTAGTATATGATTGTTTGATTGACGCTGGCGATAAATTTGAAACATTGATTTTTTATTCAATGCTTTCAGTTGGTGATAGTGATACAATAGGAGCAGTTGCGGCAGGACTCTATGGACTGATGTATGGATTTTCAAATATACCACAACATTTAATTGATAATTTAGAATTGAAAGATCAATCATTTGAGTTTGGAAAACAGTTATATAAAAAATATTATTTGCGAAAAAAATAAATTGTGTAAATAATTCAGCATAATAAATTTAATTATTGTTAACAAAATTGTATAATGCGTCAATTGTGCGCTCACCATTATATTGAATTTGCTGGTCACCTTTAAATAATATGACAGTAGGGAATCCTTCAATATTTGCACATTTTGAATCATTTGAACATTCGATATCTTCAGTGTTAATTTCTGGATGTTTTTCAACAAATTGTTTCCACACAGGTAAAAAATGTTTACAATGACCACACCAATTTGCATGATATAATATTAATTTTTTGTTATTTGTGTTTGATTCATTTACATGTTTATTTAATGAATCATTATTATTTAGAACAAACTGATATAAATCATCTACTGATCTATTTCCTGTATAAAGCAAAGGTGAACCATTTTTGTAATATAAAATAGTTGGATAACTTTTAATATTCGCGCAATTATTGTTATTTGTGCATTCAATAATTTCTGTAATTATTTCTGGATATTTATGTTTAAAATCATTCCATATGGGAAGAATTTGTTGGGACCATTTACACCATGAAGCATAATATAACACTAATTTATTGTTATTTATATCATTGAATGTTTCATGATATTCTTTTGCGTTAATTGTGTTATTATTTAAATTGATCATAAAAAGAAATATAAGTAATGCGATGATAATTAACCCAAAAATAATCAAATGACAATGTTGATATGATGCATTTTTAATTTCATAAAAAAAAATCATTATAGTTTTATAATATAATTGTATATAAAAAATAATTTTATTTTGTAAATAAAATTATTTTTTTTTTGTAATCAAATAATATAAATAGCAAATGTCAGCCTCAGGAAGTGTATGGAGAGAACTTTTACCATTTTTTAACGGTGATGAACGTGGTCGTTTGTTCGCCAATGTTTTTTTTAACTCGGCAGAACCAGTTAATTTTACTAAAGAGTCTCTTGCAAAAGATTTAATTACACGAGCAAATTACACAGACACATCTGGCGCCGAAACAGACACATCTGGCGCCGAAACAGACACATCTGGCGCCGAAATGGAAGAGTTTGTTGAGCAGCTTGGTAAATTTCATCGTGCATATAATACTAATTTATCACAATATCCGGAATTGAAAAAATTACTTGCGTTGTCTCGTTATAATATACTAACAAAATTCAAAAAAGGAACTCACGATATTGATACTGACACGGTTGCAAAATTTTTACCAAACCCAAAAGACCATAAATCTATTGATCTTAGAACGAAATATTTGGACGGTGTAAAGTCCGGCTCATTTAATAGGACAAAAGATCTCCAACAAAAAACTGGTTTCAAAACTCTTTATAGCGAACGCATTGTGCACAAACGATTGGTAGGTCTTAAAAAAAAATCTGAAAATTATCCAGTATATCATCCAGTTGAAGATGTCATAAGCGTGGCAGATAAAAATATATGGAAATATGAGGGAGATCGTTTGTATCGTGTTGAACCCGGCACTAATAAGAAAATATTTTTTGGAGATAATGATGAGCTCACACGTGCCAGTTTCAATAATATCGATAATTGCCGTGGTACTTTTGTTACTAATAAACAACCAGAATGCGATAAACATGTATATGAATGTCTTTTTGATGAGGAGAATCCAGATAGTTTAAAAAACTGTTGGATTGCCACAGGCGACAATGGTATAACAAATGATTTTTATAACAAAGCTAAAAAAGATATCAGTAGCATGCATCCATTGGTTGCTTTAAGAACACTGCAACGTTTTGGATTCCGCACATCATTAAAATACGACACAGATGCACACATGGATCTTAACAAAGTTGAATCAGTAGATCACTGGAAACATAATTATTTAAACAAAAAATTTCCAAATGAAGCAGACACTGTTAAAAATAATGAGAATTTATTGAAGTATCTCGATTTAGTTGTACAATATGTGAATGCCAATCCAGCATTGCTCAATAAACATTTCAATGGCAATACACTTGAATCTGCTGGCAAATCATTACAATCAAGCTATGCTAAGGCATTGAATTTACAAGAAAATGTTCCAAAAAGTGGTGCAATCAATGAGATGTTTCGATTTAATGGTTATTTAGCAAATCGAATGCCTCCAACAATACTTCGATCACCATATGGAGGTTCCACTGTTGCACTTTCAGCAGTTCCACGCGGATTTAATTCACTCGGCGGGTTACCAATGGCTTTCGGTCAACAATATGGTGGTGCCAATGTACCACAATTACAAGGAGCTGCACTTGTTCAAAATGTAATAGCAATAGCATTAAATACAATGAAACATTTTAACAAATCATTAGATAGTGAAAGTCACAAACGATTAATGGACAAAATAAATAATATGCAAAAAGTTGAAAGGGAGCTTAATCATACAATTGAATATTTATCTGAATACAGTACACTTCTTGAATTATTTGGCGATTATACTGGTACAACTTTAAATGAACGTACAGTTGAAGAGTTAGTTTCAAGATATAATAGACTTATGCAAAAACACAGTACTGAAGAACAATCAATGATGACTGTTTTAACAGCTCTTCATAAATTATCAGCAGGTCAAGAAACTGATGCATTCTCTGAAGTTGGAACTTACAGTGAAATTCGGGGCCGTGTTTAAATGCATTTTATAAAAAATATGTTTATATAAAATTATAATTTTATATCATAAAATTATAAATAAATGACAGGTGGAATAATTCAATTAGCTGCTAATGGTGTCGAAGATATGTTTATAACAAAAGATCCACAAATTACATATTTTAAAACAATATATAGAAGACATACTAATTTTTCAACAGAACCAATTGCTCAATATTTTACACAAACCTTAAATTTTTCAATGAAAGCCACATGTCCAATATCAAGAAATGCAGATTTAGCATCAAAATCATATTTTGTATTAACATTACCTGCTGTGAGTTTTAATGATAATACAACAAAATTTGCATGGGTTAAAAAAATAGGATATGCCATTATTAATTATATTGAAATAGAAATAGGAGGTCAATCAATTGACAGACATTATGGTGAATGGTTGAACATATGGTATGAATTAACACAAGAAAAAACAAATGCATATAATAAAATGATTGGTAATATTAGTGAATTGACAGATTATACTATGTCAAAAAATAGTTATACTTTATATATTCCATTGGATTTTTGGTTTTGTAAATCTTATGGAATGGCATTACCTCTGATTAGTTTAAGATATAGCAATGTTAACATTAATATTCAATTGAATGATTTTACATCATGTTACACAATTAATCCAACCAATTATATTGTGATAAATAATGATTTAGTTAATTTTCAAGAAGGGGAGTATATTGAACAAAATGTTAATAGTGTTATTGCGAGTGGTATTTATTCACATTATGATGTAATAACAAATCGTTTATATTATACAGCAGTAACATCTAATGCATTTCAAAGTGCTACAATTGATACAACTATTTATAATACTGTACAAAAACAACAAGAACAATTAAATAATACAGCGAATAAAATATATACAATATATGGTAAAACATCAAAATACAATGTATTGCCAGCATGTAATGCAACACCAAAAACATATTCATATAAAAAATTATCATTATCAATTAGTGATCCATATATATTAGTATATTATATTTATTTGGATGCAGATGAAAGATTAAAATTTGCTCAATCAAAACATGAATATTTGATTGAACAAGTTAGATATGCTGGTCAAAAACAATTAGAAAGCAATAATCGTACTGTATCAATTGATTTAATGATGCCAACTAAATTATTGGTATGGGTCGTACAACAAAATTATATGCGGGGTCCAATTAATGACATATTTAATTACACTGATAGTTATATTTATAATGAAGGTAAATCATTAATCATTGCAGAATCAATAATATTAAATGGTATTTCGCGCATTGATAATACGATTTCAGACTATTTTAATTATGTTCAGTCATATCAATATTTTAAATATCCAGCTGCGACAGGTATGAATATATTTTCTTTTTGTCTATTGCCACAAGAATTAATCCCATCTGGGTCATGTAATATGAGTCAAATTGATACTATACAAATTCAGATGAATTTAAATAATATTATTAATATATCTAACAAAGCAACATTAAGAGCATATGGTGTAAATTATAATGTATTGAGGGTTTTGGATGGTTTAGGTGGAATTGTATTTGATTAAAACAATTAAAATTTTATCCAAAAAATGCTAATCCAGCCATACCACTAAATATTCTTAATATATTATATGTTTTTGCATAAACAACACATTTAATTTTAGTTTGATTATATTTCATTGCTTGTATTAAATTCTGATTTAATTCAATAACCAAATTAACATTTTCTATTTTTGATAAATTTAAAGCACCGCTTGGTTGAAATAATTTAGGATAAATTGCGAAACTATATGAATAAATGCCATTTGGTAAACTTGTTTTATGTTTAACATTTGGTTGTACAAAATTATAATACATATAATCTTTTATTTCCTCACGATGATTACCATTCATATTAATTATTATACTTTTACTTGGATTAATATAATTAATAGATGAATCACATAAATAACCATCTAATATATAAATATTATTACTTGAATCTTTGATATATTTATTTAGTATTATAGAATGCGTATCATCATGTAAATTACCGATTGAATCATAATATAAATTATTGTGTGGAATATTATAATTATTTGAATTAATAATATATTGCAATGGTAAAATAGCCCCGCTAATATCAATCATTGTACCATCATGTGATATCCATGGTGATGGATTATTATTGATATCATAATAAGTTGTATTAAATGAACTATCCCATTTATAAATACCTTTAATATGAGTATTAATAGTTCCATTATTGAAACCATATTCATACCATTTTGGCTCAAATCCACTTATATTATTATAGTTATTATAATTGTTGTCTGGCTGAATAGACCAAATTAATTCTTTACACATATTGTTAAAATATATATATGGATCAATTGAATTATTTTTAATATCTTTATAACTAAATGTATAATTCATTGATTGAACATGTTCAATAAGATGTTCATGTTTGCTTTTTGAAATAATGGTTCTTTCATGTTCATCAATATATATATATTGTGCAATGACACTTGTTTTAAGAACAGGTTTTTTTTTAAACATAGATAATGAAGACCAATATGCAACATCTTCTAATTTTTTTAAAGAAATATTTAAATCAATTTCGGTGTAATTCATTGCAATTAATGGTAATGCATTGGTAGAAAACCAAAAATTTAATGGAATATAAAGATTCATTGATTTTTTTTTATTTGAATCATATGTATAAAGTTCAGGAAGATTGCCGATCATATGATCTAATCCATTTTGTTTATTTGAATCATGATCAATTGTATTATTAATAGCCATATATTCGCCGGTGTGTTTATCAATTTCACATCCACCAATGGTAATAGAACAACTATCAATAATATAATATCCCAAATATTTAATCCATGCAAAATATGGTGTTTGATTGATTACTGCATTATTAATTTCTGTATACATTGTTGGAGGATTTGCTGTGTAACCAATTTTATTTAAATTAATTCTATCTTTTGTTATAGATGAATTAAAATATTTCAATAAGTTATTATAAGTAAATAGCCAATCATTTTTAACATATTTAAATAAATTTTTAATATCAGTATATTTTGCAAATGTATCTGCAATATATTGAATTACATTTATGTTTTGTTTGAAACCATTATAAAATCCATTAATATTATATTTGTCATTATATAATGAATTTGCTGTAATATTTGTTACAATATCAATAAATTCATTATACGATGCATCTGATTTATATGTATTATACCAATTGAATAAATTTGGTTGGTTGTTTTGATTAAATGGGTTAATTAAACTATAAAATGCATTTATAAATGTATTGACATAATTTTCTGAAGAATCTCCAATAATATCCATAGGACAATTTATGAATTGTTGTAACATATATTTTGTTTCATTAAATATATATGAAAAATATGGATAAAATATAAATTGATTATTGTAAATATAATTTGAAATTGCATTTTGTAATGCATTATATATATTGTCAAATGTATCATAATACAATGAATATGGGGTAATTATTAAATGTTTGATATATAATATATTTGAATAAGTATTATAATTATTGTATAATGAATTAAATGAATTCAATTCAGCATTAATCATATCAAATACTTTATTATTATTTGGCGTATTATAATTATAAAAATCAATATCATTATTAAAATCGATTGATAATATTTCATATGATTTGATTAATATATATTTTATATACAATCCTAAATTATTTTTATAATAATCAACATTTAATATAGATTGATAAAAATTGTTATATGATTTTATTAATAAATTAAATATATTATTATAAATTGATGAAATTAGATATGATAAATTTGATGGATCACTTGCTTGAAACTTATAATTATTGATAACATATGTTTCATAAGCTGGAATATTTGTTTTCGGTGTCATAAAACAATCAATTGCATCTTTAATATATATATATATATTATTTATATTTGAATATGTATAATTTGATGATGTATATATTAATGCATAATTTAACAATGTAAAACATGTATATTCCAACGGAGACAATGGTTTATTTGGAATATTTGAGAGTGTTATAGGATTATTAATGAAATAAGTATTATATTTTTTAAACAACGCAATTATGATATTTTCATTATTTGTATTTATAATAATTGATTTTATATATGATATATCTCCATCTGTGAGATTCAAATTTTTATTTAATAAATTTACAATGATATTATTTTTATTTATTAAAAAATCATATAAATTATTTACAAAAGTACTATCAGTATTATAATATAATAATCTGGATTTAACAAGATTACATATGTCGTTTCCAATAATCAATGGAATATTATCTAATAAATATAAACCAGAAATATCTGAAGATAATATATTAATACCATTATATTTCCAAATTTGAGAATCTTTAAAATATTTAGAATATGTTGTATCATTAAAATATGAATTATTTGTATAATGAAAATTAGTAACACATGAATTTATATAATTTGCATAATAATATGGATTTATAATGGTAAAATAATTTGTAAAATTATCACTAATGTTATTATTAGATAGTGATGCATTATTAAATATTGTACCATAAAAATAAAACAAAAACATGTAATGAGGATCTTGATATTTAGTGTAATTCAATGTATTAATAATTGCATATAATTGTCGTATATTTGAATTTACTGTATTATATATGTACAATAATAAATTCATTTTAATGGTCATATAATTGATATTTACATATGTATAATTTGTATAATCATTATCAATAAAATATTGTAAATATGCATAATACATATCATAATCATAATAATATGGTGGAATCATGTTATCAAACACTTCTTTAATTGATAAATTAATATTGTATTGCGTTATATCAGATATTCCTAAATTAATAATATTATATAATTCATAATTATTTTTTAAAAAATAATTTTTTAAATGATATATATCATTAATTGATATATTATTTAGTCCACTGACTGTTGCAGTATATGTATTACCATTGTATGAAATTATTTTATAATTTGTATTTGAAACATCAATATACCAATCATTATAATAATTTGAAATTTTGGATGATTGTATGGGTAATATTATTGTATTTAATGATAAATCAATATTCGTAATTTTATTAATTTCATAATTATCAATCATTCGTGAAAATAATTTATATGGAGTTGTATTTGGTTGTACACTATTATAATAGAATGGTTGTATATTTTTATGGGGATCACCGCTTAATACAGCAAATGTAGTGTCGCCATAATATTTTTGAATTTGTGAATTGGTAACATTGTCACTAATATCACTAATATTGAGATACCAATTATCATAATATTTATCAATTGTTACAATATTGTTACTATTTGAAATTATGCCAGTTGGATATGTATTATTAATAATACCACAAACTAATGGATTATTGATGGCAGTTAAAGTAACTAATGCACAATCATCATTTGGATTTGGATTAACAATCCAATTAATGATGACATCATAATATAATCCACTAACAGTATAATTTGAAACATCATAAATTTGATTATTTGCAAAAATATAATTATTATTTGATAAATCACCACTTATTGTGGTAATATTTGCGATATTATCATAATTTATAATTTTTCCAAAATTATTGAATGAAATATCATATATTGAATAATTATTTGAAATATCATTAATATTTAACCAACCAGATGAATCAATCATGAAATTATAATATGTGCTGTCATAATTTGTGATAATATGCATTTCATTGCCAATTTTAATATAATTATTTAAATATGCATTATTTGTTAACGATAAATTATATTTTTGCAACTGAACCGCATAATTGTATGGTTGTTGATGTAATGATTGAAATAATTGATGTTGTTCAGGTAATGACTTTATAATAATATAAAACATATTTTGATTGACTTGTTGATAAAATTCTTTTTCTAAAATACATATTCGATAATCATTATTATAATATGTAATTAGTGAATTTTCATTGTTAATTGACAAGATTAAATTAACAAAATTGGATGTATTATTATTATCTAAATTTAATGAAAATACATTATTTGATAATTTAATATTATTTGTTGTTATGACATCAATATTATTAATCAAATTATAAATACCATTTAATGGAATTCCATTTATAAAATAAGAATCAAGTATTGCTGCTTTTTTTGAACCATTATATGACAATATTTTATGTACTTCACTGACATTGTTATTTGAATTAATAATTTCAATATACCAATTATTATAATAATTATTTTCACTTGATGCATTATAATTTAAATAAATAATACATTGATTATTAATAATTTCAGCATTTAAAATAGTATTTGTGTCAGTAATAGTATAATATTTAAAAAGAATACATTTACTATTGATATTGACAATATTCATATTAATTAATTTATTTTCTAAAATACACAATTTATAAATAATATCATAATATATTATTTTTGTTTTTTGATTGTTAATTATTATATAATAATCAATATAATCAATATCAGTATTATCATTTATTCTAATAATTAAATTATTTTTTGTTATGCCAATTGTATTATTATATATTTCAGTCAAAATATTTGTTGCAATTGTATTCATGATAGATCCATCACTTTTTGGAATATTAATTATATTTTTGTTTAATATGATTTGATTAACATATTTTGGATCAGATGTACTCATTAAATTAGTTATTAAATTATTTACTGTAAAATTTTGATTATTAAAATATATAAACCAAAAATGATCAAATTGTGATATTTCATTATTAATATTTGATGGATTATCCCAATCCATATCTTGATAACTTCTTACATATAATATACGTGTACCACATACATCAATAATTGTTCCAGAATTGTCTAAAGTGTTTATAAGAGAATAACTGTTATATGTATTTATAAAATCAGTTGTATCAATTAAAATATTTTTAGATGATATTGTATCATGTATATCATATAATTTATTATTAATTATTATATTTTTATAATTATTTGTGTTATTATCTAATGTTATTAATGTATTTCTAATAATATTTACATTATTGATATTTTTGGAAATAACATTATTTGGATTTATTAAATAACATACATTTTTATATAATGGTATGTCATTCCAATTATTATTAATTGTTACTGTATAATTATATGTATCAAATGATATGATTTTATTTAATTGTTGATTATAATATATATAATAGCCAGATATATCAGATATAAAATTTGTTGATGAACTGATAAACTGTACTGTATTATTTGTTGCACTATTTACTTCTGCATAATAATCAATAGATGTAATGATATCACAATAATTTGTAATTGTTTTATCATTAAAAATATCTTTAATATTTAATATAATAGTTGTATTAGATATGTCTGAATTCATTATTTGATGCATTTCATTATTGTAAAATAAATACATATTTGTATAATTTGTAATTGTATTGCTTATATCTGTATATATTATTTTATTTATATATTGTATATCAACAATATTTCCAGTAATTACAGGATCATCTAATAATACATATCCAATATTATTATTGATGAATTGAACATAGGAATTTGTTAAATTATTTAATATCAATGTATTTGACAATGATAATAGTAGCAAAGACGACGGATCAACAAAATCAGTTATACTCGATGCATCATAAATATATGCATTATTATTGTCAAACAATAATAATTGTTGATTTATATTGTTTGATATATCTTTGTCAATTTGTACAAATACTTGATTGTAATATATTGGATAAGTAGGAGGTGAACCATAATAAAATGGTTGGGCAATTGTTGATGAATACAATTGAATAATATTAGATGTATAAATAATATCATCTATGTTTGGCAATGCATAATTTGCAAAGGGTGTATAATTGGTATCTTGCATTAAACGGATGTAATTAACATTAAATTCATTGAATTGGTGATTATATGTAGGAAATGGTCTGATCAAATTTGGATCATTAAGATCATGTAATAAAATAAATGTAGAATATCTTGTTGTATTGTTTGTAGAATGACTGTAACTATTATAATTATTATTAAAATTATCAATTATATTAAATGTATCATTTATATATATTAAATCATAACCATTTGAAACATCAATACGATCAACATAATATATATCATAATTTTTTGATAAAAATAAAAAATTTGACATTGAATCTGGTTCAATATTTAAATTTGAAATCATATTTATATAAGAATCTTTGTTGTTGTTATTGTAATTATAATTATCAGAATTTAATATAAATGTGCCAATTGGATTACATGTACCTTGAAATGCAAAATTTTTGTATATATTGCCGGAATAAAAGATACATAACCAATTTTTATAATAATTAAATATATTATAGTCAGGTGGATTTCCTTCAATTGTAATTACTAATTTTTTATCATTGATTACACCATTTAAATATGTTATTGGAGTATTAATAATATTAACTGTTTCATTCGTGATATTTGGCAAATAATTAAAATTATTTAATGTGATTATTTCATGACTTGTATTATCATATGATTTAATATATGTACTTGATGAATCTGAATGAATATATGATATTTCTAATCCATTTTTAATATAACAGTTTTTAAAAAACTCATCATAAATAACATTATAATTTAAATCAATATTATTGTATTTTATATTGTCAAATGTAATAGAATTAGTTGTAACACTTGACATAGTTCCAGTGTATGATGTGTCATAGTTAGTATCTAGTGTGTAATTTAAAAATATTTTATATGTTTCATTTTGAACAATATTTAAATTGGCAATATCAAAACTTGATACATCTTTATAGTATGATTGTGTAAAATTATATTCTGACACTATTGATTTTGTAACAGATGGATCAATTGGTTCATCATTTATTTGATTATATATAATTCCATCATATGAATCTATACCTCCAATGTAATTTTGTAAAAAATATATACCACTTTGATCATTTATTGTGTTATTTGAATAATAATTATATAATTCATTCAATGGTAGTAAATTATTTATTTGAATTAATGTTATATTTTGCTCATATTCATTCATTGCATTTATTATTGTTTCATATATATCCGGTAAATCACTTGCTTGAACTTTGTCTGACGGATTTCCGCTATAATTCCATATAATCTCTGCAGTATATAATATATCATATACATCTTGGTTGGTTAATGATTTATATATTAAATCAATTTCTGGTATATTTATAACTAAATATAATTTATGTAATAAATCACCATATTTTTTAATATTGCATGTACCTTTTGAATCAAATGATACATTTTTATTAAATTTTAAATTTTTATTATCAATCGAAAAATTACTATATCTTCTATATATTGTTTTAAATAATGTTATATCAGGGTCACTTGTTAGATATATATCATCTGGACTTCTTGCAACTAATTGTAAGATACCTCCCGCCATTAATATATATTTATATATTTTGTATCTTTAACTGATTATTTAATAATACAAATTATTTTAATTAAAATATAATTTAAATTTGGAATATTTAGTTGTTTGATATTTTTTTAGTAAAAAAAATGAAATAATAATTAAATATATATAATACTGAAATATATATTAAATTTATGTTAACCGAAACTGAAATTCAACAAAAATTACTATCTTTTCAAGTTGCACATGTATATCAACTAATAGAATGTTTACGATTGAGAAATAGAGTAATAGATGCATCGGACACTGGAACTGGAAAAACATATTGTGCATTAGCAGTATGCTCATTACTGAACTTAAAACCATTTATTATATGTCCTAAATCAGTGATTGCGAATTGGGTTTCAGTATGTGATGAATTTGGGTTATCATATTTAGGTATATCAAATTATGAATCATTAAAGTCTGGAAATTATTATACAGAAAATTATGAAAAAGTAAAATGCCCTTATATGGATATTGAAGTTGTTAAAATAACTGAAGCTGATGCTGAATTTGAAAAAAAAGTAGATAGTCAAGACTTACAAAAAAGTATAAAATTGAAAAAAGACAGCGAGGCCTTAAAAAAAATTCGACCAAAAAAAATAAAACATGCATATAAATTTTATTTGCCAGCAGATTGTATTGTCATATTTGATGAAGCACATCGATGTAAAAATTGGCACAGTCAAATAAGTAATTTATTGGTATCAATGAATAAATGTAATGTAAAAATAATGATGTTGTCAGCTACATTAACTGATAAAATTGATTGTTTTAAACCATTTGGTATAGTTTTAGGATTTTATAAAAATTTAGATGGGTATAGACCTTGGATAAAATCAAAAGAAATAGTTAATAAAATAAAATACAATGGATGGTCAGAGGAAAAAAAAAGATTAGATATTATTCACAATTCAATATTTCCAAATTATGGATCACGGTTAAAAATTGCAGAATTGGGAAATCTATTTCCATCAAATACTATATCAGCAAATTCTTATTATTTAAAAAATCATTTGGAAGTCGAAAAATTATATAATGAAATAAATGCAGAAATTGATGATTTGAAAAAATTAGAAGATAAATCAGAGGCATTGGCTTTAATTATTCGAAATAGAATGAGAATTGAAATGTTAAAAGTTCCATTATTTATAGATTTAATAGAAGAAGCCATTGAATCAAATTATTCAGTTGCTGTATTTGTTAATTACAGTGGAACACTTGAATATTTATGTTATCATTTAAATATTGATTGTATCATAAGAGGAGGACAATCTATTGAAGAAAGACAAAATATGATTAATGATTTTCAATCAAATAAAAAAAAAATAATAATTGCAATGCAACAGGCAGGAGGTGTTGGTATATCATTACATGATATTCATGGAAATCATCCAAGAATGTCAATAATATCGCCCAGTTGGGCCGGATATGAATTAAGACAAACTCTCGGTCGTATACATCGTGCAGGTTCAAAAACACCTGCTCTTCAAAAAATTGTATATGTTGCAAAAACATATGAAGAAGAATTGTGTAAAATAATAAAAATAAAATTGCGAAATATAGATGCATTAAATGATGGTGATTTAGATGAATATGAGTTGAATATTAATCATTATGAAGAAATTGGGGCTAAGGAAATAATTAATAATAATCAAATTATAAATAATAATAATCAAAATAATAATAATCAAAATAATAATAATCAAAATAATAATAATCAACATAATAATAATCAAAATAATAATAATCAACAACACAAAATTAAAAAAGTGAAATATGTAAAAAAACATGTAAAAAATAATAATTTAGATGAATTTTGAATAAATTTATTAAAAAAATGAATAATTTGTAATAATATTTAATTGAATAAAATAAGTAATGATAGATTAAACATATGCTAATCCTGCCATACCACTAATAAATCTTAAAATATTATAATTAATTGCAAAAATATATAAATTTGCATCAGTCGATACACGTGGTTGTGTCAATATATATGTTTCACCCGAAATGATGTCATATTTATTTATATAATTATCAATTTCTATTACAAAATTAGTGTTATCATATGAAATTACATTGTAATTATTTGTTCCCAAACGGATATCCCAATTGTCATAATAATTATCAATATTTTTGCTTGTTGATTCAATAACAACTTGATTGAACAATAATCCATTAATTGTTCCAGTGTCAGTATTAATAGAATAATCTAATCCAACATAAATACTGTCATTGATACTTGTATTATTACTTGTGTCAACTGTTATTATGTTATGTTCATCATCATAATTAATAATGGTATATTGATATAAACCACCACTGATGTCAATTGTTTGACCAATATAATCAAATGTCGGAATATCAGATAGTTGAATTTTATTTATATATAAATTTTGTAAATTACCACTAGTTGTTTCAGATGAAAAAAGAGTTACATCATTTAAGTGTAATTTTAATAATACATTAGACAATCTACTAAAATTACATGTACCTGCTGGTTGATGTTCTTGGGGATTAATCGAAAAACTATATAAATTGATGCCATCTGATGGGGTATTTGTATGATATCTGTTGGGTTGTACATAATTAAAATAATTACCTTCAAATTTATCTATACGATTATATCCATTAAATAATAATTCAGCAAAAATCGTAGGATTACCAATAGTTGATTCATTTATACTATAATTACACCACTGACATTCATGTGTGCCATCTTCATTAGTAATATAACTATTTTTTTGTGTTATCCATACAATTTCTTTACATGAATGAAAAAAATCAATATCAGTTTGCATAACATTTGAAATAATATTAGTATTATTTATTACTTGTACTTGTTCAATTAAATATTCATGACTCCCTTGAGCAAATTTTTTTCTTTCTAGACCATCCAAATAATAAAAATCAACCATTAAAGAAATATTAACATTAAATCCATTATCTGTAAACAAATCATCAATATTAACATATGTTTCATCATTTTCTAATTCAGTATATGAAATCTCTTGTGCGTTTCGTATTTTTAATTTGATTTCAACATCATGATATTGCAATGACACTAATGGTAAAGCTAAACCATTATTTCGATTGAACCAAAATTGCAAAGGAACAAATAATGTTTTGGATGGTTTAACATTTCGATCAAATGATGTCAATTCGGGTATATTGCCGATCATATTATTATAAATATGTTGTTGATTTTTATTGCCAGTCAATTCATACCATATGTCAATCCATCGTCCATAATGTTTATCGATACTTGCTCCTCCAATTGTCACTTCAATATAATCAATAATTGAATGTCCTAATTTATTTACCCAAGCAAATTTTCTGTTTTGATTAATAACATCATTATAATAATTTTGTGCATTTAAATATTGAGTATAAAAAAAATCATTAACCTTTGTAGATTGAGAAATTCCATATTTTAACAAATTAATCAATTTAGATGATGTCATTTGCGCAACATCGGATCTTATGACTAAATCATTCATACTTATGGAATTATAATTAAAAGTTATTGGTGTTTTTATAGTATCAATATTTTCAAGAACTTGATTAAATGCTTGAGTGATTGATCCGGTATTGTCCAAAGTTTGAAAAGTCATTTGTACATTTGAAATTATATCATTTTTTGTTGAATTGACAGCAATGAATGAATTATATGCATTACGATATGATTGAGTATTTATTTTCATGAAATAAGTAATTATATCATAATTATTTTTTGCTAAATTCAATGCAGTTAAAGCATTATTAATATTATTTTGATTTATTGTTCGCGTTAAATGAACAGATGGAATATCTATTTGTAAATACATTTTATGAATCAAATCACCAATTTTTGGAATGGTGACACTCGATGCCATACCAAAACCGACATCAGTATCAAAAGGAACATTTATGGTATCAAATGAAAAATTAGTGTATCTTCTATATATTGTTTTAAAATATGTTATTTCTGGAGTACTTGTCAAAAATAAATCTTGACTCCCATATGCAACCACTTGGATTAATCCACCTGGCATTATCTTATATAATACATATATATATATAATTTGAATATATAAACTAATGTTATACTATTCCAATTCTTTTATTTTAGTTAAAACATATTTAATTTTATCTTTTGTTGAAACACTTTTAGAAGATGTAGTTCTCCATTCTTTTTTTAATTTAGGATGTCCTTTTATAACAAAACAATCACCTCTATTATCGGATGCTTTATTGTAATAACAATACTTAGGCAATCCTTCCAATTTAATCATTTTTAAGTCATTTATATTTCGTGTAATTCTTTCCGGATTTCCATAGAATGTTTTTGAGTGTAATAATTGTATTTCGTCATTTGATAAACCATGTAAACATTCTTTTAAATAATAGTCAGTAATGTTATTTTGTGATTTTTCAGTGTTATCATACCCTGCTTTATTTATTAATACATAAAATGAATCATATAATTCTTTGCCCAATTTAGTATATTCACCATTCATGCAATACTCATTAAATAATTCAGGTTTGTCCACTTTTAATTCTCTTAAAAATTTTTTTGCTTCTTCAAATTTGTATTTTAATGATAATGTTTTAGATGATGCCGTTTTCCACGCAATGTTGTCAATTTCAATTATAAATCTATCTCCATGTGAATCATGTGGTTTAAGATACCATACATATGTTGGCATATCATTTACACTAAATCCAGCATCATCAGGCAATTCTATAATTCTTTTCTTTTTTTTGCCATTTTTCGAAATATTATTTGTTGATATATCATATATTAAATTTTCTCTTCTATTATCTAAATTTATTCTATTTATATGTGTTACTGGTTTTTTTAATATTTTACTATTATTATCTTTTTGTTTACGTGCCATAATGATTTCATGTAAATAAATATCATTTGGCACATCATTGATATAATGAGTGCAATATATTTGACCTTTGTCATTTGATTTCCATTTTTTTCCACTATTTTTAATATATTCACCGTCTATATTATCTAATAACACTGGCAAATTTAATTCTTTATATGTAACATTTAAAATAACATAGTCTTTATTATTTAATTTTATTTTTGCATACGGTAGTATCATATATATAATAATACGCTATTTTTAAAAAAACTATAATTTATTTTATGATTTCATTCAAATAAATAAAAAATGGTATATATGATGTAATTATATAATATATGTCATTAATATATTTCAAATATCAATTATATATGACAAAACATTTAATAATATACAGTTTTTTTGTATATATCCAATTGAATCATAAATTATATAATTTGCATAATAATTTAATGAATTGATATAATATGCTATTATTATAAAAAAAAATTGAAAATATGAACATTTTGTATGCCCCATAAAAAATACATAAATCATCTTACAGTTTGTGAACTGATATCAATCATGTATCCCAATCGATTTGCTGAACTCACGGTCGAGGGTGACAAGGTCAAGGATGACAAGTTCGATCTGACAGCCCCTGATGCGATTACTCCCACGCAACATACCAATTTTGCTGCATCTGATACTCCTGCTCCTGCTGCTTCTGCCACTACTGCTGCCTCTGAGATTCCTGCTGCTTCTGCCAATCCTGATGCGATTACTCCCGCGCAACAGACCACTTCTGCTTCTGCTCCTAAGCCGAATTTCCCTCCGAAGAAGAAGAAGAAGAAGGAGGGCATGATTCCGCGTTTTCCTGCTGCTACTACTCCCATGCAACAGACCACTCCTGATGCTACTACTTCTGCGCAACAGACCACTCCTGATGTGACCACTCCCGTGCAACAGACCACTCCCGTGCAACAGACCACTCCCGTGCAACAGACCACTCCCGTGCAACAGACCACTCCTGCTGCAACCACTCCTGCTGCAACCACTCCTGCTGTAATCACTTTTGTGCAAAAGACTACTCCCGTGCAACAGACTACTCATGCGCAACAGACCACTCCTGATGCGACCACTCCTGATGCTTCTGCTGCCGACACGCACCGCGTGGATTTCTGCGGATTGATGGAGAAGCTTGATTTTGGGAAGGATCCTTCGGGGAAGGTGCTTAAATTGTCGGAATTTAGACTGGACCAAATGTCACTGACGATGCTGATAGTAACATTCATCAGTATGGTTGAACGCCTCAACCAGAGTGTTGAGGCAAAACATCCGCGAGCGATAACCTTGTTGAAGCCATTTTTGCTTGAGCTTGAAGCCTTCTTCCAGTTGACACACGTGATGGTCGAACATTTTCCTAAACTTTTCAATTCTCTCTACGAACTCCCACAAAAGCGCGATGATGGCACGTACCCTCTCACGCAATGGCTGACAATTACTGCATCAATGAAGCCAACTAATCCCGAATTGGAGCTGCATCATGTCGCGTTTGCGATTTACCACAGTCTGCGGTTGGCAGGGGGTTACTTGTTCGGCGGACTTTTCCCTATTGCTGATTTGATTACTCGATACACTGCCAAGCTTGACTACGCAAAAACCAACGGGAATACTGTTGTGATCAACCAGTTGGAAAATAAGATCAAACAAATGAATTTGCGTGCTAAAATTCCCAACCTACACGAGTTCGATTACGCGGTTCCAGCTGATTTCACTGCTAAAAATTTGGAGGCTCGTCTTAATCATACGAGTATGAACCTCACAATTGGATCCGCAAGTGGTGTCACCAAAGGGAAAAGTCGCGCCGATTTTGCGAAGGAATACACTGACGCTTTTTTGGAGATTTTCAATGAGCCACTTTTTCGCAGAGTAAAGGGAGCTTACGCATCAGCTACCAATGACTTGTTCAATCAGAATGTGTCGACACCTTCTGCCTGATCTGGCTCGCACAATGGATTTTTCCTTTTTTTTGTTTATCGATGTTCTATTAACCGATGAAATCGCATTACATTAGTTGTAAAACAACTCGTTTATTTATTTATATTTCAGTGAATTATTTATATTTGAAGATACATGATTAAACATTTATTTATATGATTGTAAACATGTTTGATGATTTTCGTGATTACAAAATTGATAAATATTTATATGGAGAATGTTATAATTATAAGATTGGAATGATATTATATCAATTTTTCAAGATATAGAAAATGTGAACTTATCATTGACTATGATAAATTATTTCACATAAGTGCATTTTTAATAAATATAATTAGAATATCTATTGATTTAATGAATTTACAATAAAATTGAAATTTGATTACTTAAACAAACAATCATTGAATTAACCATAATTACAGTATGGAAAAACAAAAGACATTAATCAAAAACAAATGTAAAGGTAAAAGTGGTAAAAGGAATGATCCATGTCGCGTAAATGTAACAACTGAGTTATTTTGTAAAAATCATAAATATATGGAATCATATGATGAAGAAATGATGAACAATTTAACATTTTGCACTGGATGTCGTAAATTGTTTTATCTACAAAATGGTGTCAAAATTTGTGATAAATGTAAAGAAAGATGTAAATTAAATCGCGAAAAAAACACTGAAAATACAATTAAATGTAAATTACCTGAATGTACAAATGGACGGAGTGATGACAATAAATACACGGAATATTGCGGCAAACACCAATTACATGGTTTTAGAGATGATGTCACAAAATCAAATAAATTTACTTGCTGTAATGATATTAGAGGATGTCGTACAATAATGGATGTAAATACATATAGTAAATGTAATACATGTCGCGAAAAAGAAAGAGAAAAAGATAAAATTCGAAATGAAAATAAAGGTATTGTAAATAATAATCTGAAAAAAGAATTGATTGAACAATCAAAGTCAAATAATGATTTATTGAAACAAATAGAACAAGAAATAATAGATGAATCATACGAGTATGAATTATTTTTAGATGAATTATACAGTGAGTCATCAGATGAATCATTATCAGATGAATCATTATCAGATAATAATCAAGTGAACACAATAGAACCACATCGTTTGACTGGATGTCAAGGGTACAATTATAATCGTATACAATGTAAATGCAGTGCATTAGAAAATGGTTATTGCAGAAACCATCAACGATTTGCAGAAATGAATATAACCCAAGAAGAATTAGATGATATACGCAATGGAACTCAATATACTAATATTCGATTAAGTAAAGCATCAGGTAATAATGGCCAATGGGTTCGCATGGAGGGTGAATTCAAAACATCATTAAAACAGCGATTGCAAAAACGCATTGTTGATACAAAAAGAAGAATGGAAGGAGGTTCAAAAGCTGTATGGAATCAAAATAATCATGAGAAACTTGCAATATATGATATAAATAATAAAGCTCGAAGAATAGAAAAAGAGGGTGATGATTATTGGATAAAAAACGCAGAACAAGCCATGCGATGGCGTGCAAATAACCCGGATAAAATTAAAATAATAAATAATAATAAAAATAATGATCCTTATTCAAGACTATACAGTATGAAATATCAAGCAAATATTAAAGGAAGAAAATGGTTGTTATCAGACGAAGATGCACTATGTATGATAAACAGCAATTGTTATTATTGTGGCGAAGTAAATGAATCTTCATGTAATTCTATCGACAGATTGGATTCAGACTTTGATTATACCCTTGAAAATTGTGTAGCATCATGTAGAATATGTAATTACATGAAAAATACATTAAATTTAGAAAAATTTCTTAAAAGTGTTGAACACATTTGTGCATATAATAATCTTAGTCCAACTGCTCAAACAAATAATTCAATATCAAATTATATATCTTCAAAATATACAAAATATTGTAGTTTAGCAAAATACCGAAATTATGATTTTAAATTATCCAAAGATGAATTTGACGAAATCACGCGTGATTCATGTTATATATGCGGTATAATGAATAAATATGATAAATATAATAAACCAATTCATCGTAATGGTATTGATAGAAAGGATAATAATATTGGATATATTAAAGAAAATTGTAAAGCATGTTGCACAATGTGTAATTATTTTAAAAGAGATGTAGGATATGATATTTTTATGCAAAAAATTAAAAAAATTTATGAATATAGATGTATAATGTATAATAATCAAAAAGCAGATGATGATAAAACAAAAGAATTAGATGAAATATGGAATGACAACCCACTGATTGATAATGACATGAAAAAATTAGATGAGATGTGGAATGATGTATATAATAGGATTAATGCAATTAAATCAGTTGATGATACCAAAATAAATAAATCAGCAGATGACAAACGAGAACAATGTAGATTACATAAACAGACATATAGACAAAAACAGCGAGAAAATATGGGGGACGAGGCATATAAACGAATGCGTGCAATGGAAAAATCAAAAGAACGCAACAACGGGATGATAAAAGAAAATAAACACAAAAAAACACCAGAAGAAATAAAAGAAGAAAAACGTGTGCGTATTGCGGCACAACGACAACAGATGCGAGAAAAATATGGCGATGAAGAGTACCGTAAAATGATGGCAAGTGAACGAGCTAAAAATAGAGCTAAATTGAAGTAAATTTAAAACATTTATTTGTGTTAAAAAATAATAAATGATTTATAAATAATAATAATACATTTAACATAATAGTAAAGTAATAAAATATTTAATAAAAATCATACAATAATATAAATAAATGAAAATTAAATGTTTAATACTAATATGATGCAATGAATTTACATCATATATATTGTATGCATAGATCGATGTTAAGGATAAAAAGTATCAATAACTTATTTTTTTATAAAAAAAATATAATATTTGTTTCGCGTAAGTCACTTCATATATAATGAATTTGTATCATATGTTTGCAGAGCATAGACGTATGTTAAGAATAACTAAAATAATAATATGTATACATAGTGATTAACAGTATGTTTTAGCCGTGACACCATGTGATTATGTTACTTCATTTAGGTAACTTTATTTAGGTCACTTCATTTAGGTCACTTCATTTAGGTCACTTCAATTATGTCACTTTATTTAGGTCACTTTATATAGGTCACTATGTATTCATATTATTGATCACTTGTTATTTCATAAATCGTATATATTCAACCGTGATACTATATGAGATTATTGTTAATTTCATTTTTTGAAGTAAACGTTATAGATAAATATGACAACATTGGTTACCACATACATAAATTATTTATTCATGTTAGTACAAAAAATACACTACATATTTTATTAATGCAAATTTATTGAATTATTAGCATAATAATTTAATAAAAAGTTATAAATAACAATATATAAAAAGTCATATAAGGACTAAAATAATAATATACAAATATGTCTGTGTCAAAAATGTCGGTCTAATTGCTGTATGCCAGACCACCCATGCCGCTCATGATACGGAGGACATTATAACTGAATGCGAACACATATAATTGAGTATCACCGACCCAGAAATCTAGTTGAGTATAACCGGTTTTGTATGTTTTGTCAGTAAATTGGAGATTCAATTGAGTGTTATCAATGCGTGATAAATTGCATGATCCAGATGGTTGATGTTGTTCTGGATGAAGGGCGAATGAGTAAACATTGACACCATCAGCTGGAGTGCGTGTGTGATGTTGATATGTTTGGACATAATTGAAATAGTCGCCGGCTTGGTGATCAAATCGATCTTGACCATTGAGTTGAATAAGGGCATCAGCAACTGGATTGACTGATCCATCAAGTAAAAGACCATAATTGGTTGGATGATTAACATAAACATCAGTTGCACTTGAAATGCGATAGTCGCCATTGGCAGTCAAAACAGCAACTGGAATAGAGACATCACGCATGGTTAATGTATGAGCATTAACTGTAACAGATTCAATTGCAAGAGCATTCTCACCATTGGCAGTAAGAGTGATAAGAATATCAGTTAGCGCACCTTCAAATGGAGTAAGAGAACCGAATGGGGTAGTGATCATTTGAAGGGCAGTACCAGTGCCAGCTTGAGTAAAGTTAGTATAAACAGTACCATTACCAGTGGATGACCCAGTTACTGCAGTAGAAGTAGATAAGAGTGTAGTAATGTTGACATTTTGACCCATGAGAGTATATGTACCATCCATTGTAACATTTACTGGATTTCCTGAGCTGTTTGCATCACTGCCGACTGTAAATAAGCTGGCAGCTAAGTTGTGAGCAGCTTCTGCAAGAACATCTTCAACAGTATTTTGATAAGCGAGATAAGCAGAACCATTCACCCAATTACCACCAACAACGGCCCAAACAAGTTCTTTCGTTGGGTGATTGAATCCAAGACGGTAATTACCTTTAGTAGATGTGCTTCGTGAAGCTGGTGGTACTTGTTCAGAACCAGTGAATTGAACTTGTTCAATTAAGTATTCATGACCAACTTGAGCAAATCGGCGACGTTCTTCACTATCAAGGTAAACATAGTTAACAAGAAGTGAAGCATCAAGAGTTGGAGCTCCAGTGACAACAGATGAAAGAGATTCAGCACCAGTCCAGCACATTAAATTAGTCCAGTTGCTGAATTCAAAATCAAGACGAACTTCGTGATATTGAAGGGCAATGAGTGGAAGAGCAAGACCAGTGTTGCGGTTAAACCAGAATTGAAGTGGAACATAAAGAGTAGCGGCAGGAAGAGATGATTGTAATTCAGTGAGAGCAGGGACATCACCGATCATGGCAAGATATCCACGTTCTTGGTCAGCAGTATGAGTAAGTTCATACCATAAATCCAACCATTGAGAATATTGTTTATCAATTTGAGAACCACCGATTGAAACAGTGACAGAATTGATAAGGTTATGACCAACACGTCGGCACCAGCAAACTTTGCCAGTTGTGTCGGATTTAGTTTCAACTGCACCAAGTGAAACTTTAAGATAGCATTCAGCAGCTAAATCACCGTTACGAATAATTGTAACAGATGTTTTGCGGTTGAATCCAATATTACCAGACATAGTTTCTTCGATAGTTTCCATAGCGAAGTTAGTGTGACGTCTGTAGACTACTTTGAAAACGCATATACCTCCAAGTTTCCAAGGAGGGCTAGACTATACCTTAAGCTCAATAATATTATTATTAAACCCACTACCATCTAGTCGTTGAACTGCATTCTATAATAAATTATAGAATTTGGCTGCTGATTTCCCATTTAAGAATTAAATAATTCTATATTTTCTATATTTTTACCGATTAATTGAATTTAATCAATTAATGAACATTTGTTCTACCCAAGTTTTTACTCTTGGCCATTAATATATTGCTACATTAACTTGGTAATAGAAATTTTAGGGGTTTCCAGCATTTTGATAGTGTCGCTCTATATGTAAATTAAAAATACATACGAACTAGCGTCAGTTGTGATAGACGTGAAATGGCATAACACGTTTGTGGACAACTTAATGGGTTCTCTCTAATTATTCCACATAATTAGAGCATGACGCTTTTCAACTCTTTTTTCAAAAAGTAATTTGTGGGTTACCTGTAAGATATACATCCTGTGCACCATAAGCAACTAATTGCATAAGACCTCCTGCCATTTTTATTTTATATATTGGATTGAGAAAAAAAGATTTAGAAAAATCTTTATTTATTATATTATTATTTAAAAATTATTGCGATATTTTTGTGTTAATTTCTAAAAAGCAATACAACCTGTAATAAATTATAAATAATGAATTATGCATGATTTTGAATAATATTTTTCATAAATTTATATAAATTGTCATCATTATTAGTTATTTTTGATATTTTTTTAGATAGTATAATTTTATTATTATTTACATGATTAATTGACCATCCCATTTTTATTGCATTTATAATAATTGTTAATTGCAATAAAAATATTGCATTTTTTTTATTATATATTAAATTCATTTTATAGTGTTTAATAATAAAATAACTAATTATTTTACTCTCATTTAGATTATAAAACGCATTATTATATTATTTATATTTACATAATTTTATTTATTTTTATGGTATATTGACAAATAATACACATAAAAATATTTTATTT